GTTGATTGCTTGCGAGAAGTCCGGACGCAGGGCCCGGCTCATTGAACTCGATCCCAAGTACGTGGACGTGATCGTCAAGCGCTGGGAAGAGTTCACGGGTCGCAAAGCAACCCGAATGGGAGAACCTGCAGAGGGTTCAGCCGAGCCTAGCGACGTAGCGGCCGTAGTCGCTGCCTGAGGGGTCCACATACAGGTACGGTCTCCCGGGTGCGTGGACTTCCACGCAGAGGCGACCGTCATCCCAGTAGCTGCCTTTACCCTCAAGCCAGTCGCGTGATTTGTAGAGGTGCTTTGCAAAAGCGTCGAACTCCTCGGGCGAGAGTTCCCGGGACTCGGTGATGTAGATGGCGTCATCTCCGGTGGCGGCGATGTCCGTCAGTTCTGTTGGCTTGCGGCCAAAAGGCAGCCTGATACCGAGCTTTTCAACCTGAACCTCGCGCCCGTCGACTCTAAGGGTCAGTGGGGTTCGTTCGATGGTGATGGTCATGCTTGGCATGGTGCTGTCTCCTGTCCGTTTGCTATGCGGTAGACCCGGTTACCACCGGCCTCTTTGGTGGACTGGATGTCCAGCCCCAGTTTCTTTTTGAGCGCTCCTGCCAATGCCCCGCGGACGGTGTGCGGTTGCCAGCCTGTGACCTCGCAGATCTGATCAACGGTAGCGCCCTCGGCTCGCTTGAGCATGTTGATCACAGTGGCTTGCTTGCTCGTCTCACGGGTTCGGACTGTCCGCGGTTCGACGACTGGAGCCTTGAGGCCCAATGCCTCGTAGCCGGCCTTGGTGACCACGGTCTCGCGCTTCTTTTGTGAGATCAGGCCGTGGCTGACCAGGCTTTCGATGGCTTTGGCCTTGGCGCCGCCCTTGAGGGTCTCGGGAAACCAGAGCACCTTACCCTGCGTCTGAGCCAGGGCATGGGAGAGGATGGCGTGCTGGGTTGGGGTGAGTTTGTTGGACATGGTGTCTCCTTTTCAGTTGGGGGTGTTGTTGCTGCCGGCAAGGCGTCCAGCTTCGTAAGCGTCGATGAGGGCTTGGCGGATTCCCCAAACGCTCACGTCGTAGAAGTCGAGTCGGTCCCTGTTGCGGGTCTCAAGCGTCTCAACAAAAAGATGCTCGGCAGCGATCCGCTGCAAGAGTTGGTCACGGGATTGGGTGTTCATCACGCATTGCCCTCCAATTTGTGAATCTGGCGGGCTCTATCAAAGCCCACCCAGTTGCCTTCAAGGTCCAGGCCGCGAGAGGCAAGTTCCTCTCGCGCTAGGCGGTTGAGGTCAAGTTCGCCAGCGGCTGCTGCGCTGAGGACTTTGGTCAGGGCGGTTTGGATGAACCCAAGCTCATCGACCGTGAACCTGGTGCTGCTGTAGGACATGGGTGCTCCTTGCGGGTGTTGATGACGTTCGTATGAACGCTCTTCTTCCCGATGAAGCCAAGTCATTCCAGCGCTTCTGTCGCTTATTTCTTGATCACCACCCCGACATGCCCCGAAGTGCCCCTACACCGTGCCGATACCCGGGATGCGGGGCGGTACTGGCAAGCCCGGGCTTTTGTCCCCAACACCGAGCCAGCGTGCACCAGGACTACGGGCGGGCCAGGCGTAACTTCGATGCCGAGGTGGGCTTCTACCAGTCCAAGGACTGGCGGGTGCTGAGGGCGGCAGTGCTGCGCGAGAGCCCCCTTTGCGTGGTCTGTAAGGCCAAGGATCGCCTGGTTGCGGCTGGGGTGGTGGATCACGTGGTGCCGCTCAAGGACGGTGGTGCCCGCTTTGATAGGGCCAACCTGCAGCCTCTCTGCGTCTCTTGCCACAACCGCAAGACGGCCAGAGAGACTGCTGGCAGGCGCTAGACCCCCCTAGGGGGGTCGAATCTCTACGGTTGGGCGGCGCAGATGCGCTCGCCTGCCCAAATTTTTCCGCGTGCAAATTGAAACAGGGGGGGATCCCCCCGGATGAGGACTTACATGGCCGGTCGTAAGCCGCTGCCGACCAAGGTCAAGCAGATCAAAGGAACGCTCCAGAAGTGCCGCACGAACCTGCGGGAACCCAAGCCGCAAGGGGACCTGGTCGATCCGCCGGATTACATGCCCGAGGGGGCCAAAGCAGCCTGGCGCTACGCGCTGGAATGCGCGCCGCCCCATCTGCTCAAGCGGTTGGACATGTCGGTGCTGGAGATTTGGGCCTGCGCCGCTGACCTCTACCGTAAGGCTCAGGCTGGGATTGCCAAGACAGGGTTGTTGGTCAAAGCCCCCAACACTGGGGTGCCGATGCAGTCGCCATACCTGGCCATTGCCAACAAGCAGGCCCAGATCATGACCAAGGCGGCTACAGAGATGGGCTTCACACCAGCTTCACGCTCGAGGGTAGCCTTGCCAATTGAGTCGGCTGAGGACGATTTCGATCCCTGGGCGGACATTGCCGGTTGATGGATGCATCGAACTACGCGGCGATCGCTAAACGGTACGCCGAGCAGGTGGTGGCCGGAGAAATCTTGGCCTGCCGGTGGGTACAGCGCGCGTGTCAGCGACAACTGGATGACCTCGCCAAGTTCAAAGGAAAGGCTAGCCCCTACAGCTTCAATCCAAAGCTCGCAGACAAGGACGGCCGCAGTTTTTACCCGGCAGACAACCTCTGCGCGTTCATCGAGCGACTGCCCCATGTAAAGGGGCCGCTGGCTGGCGAGCCGATCCAACTGGAGCCTTGGCAGGCCTTCATCCTCACGACGGTCTTCGGCTGGGTCAAATCCAATGGGACACGCCGGTTTCGGCGCTCGTACATCGAGGTGCCGCGGGGCAATGCCAAGTCGACCTTGTCGTCGGCGGTGGCCCTCTACATGCTGGCAGCCGACCGTGAAGGCGGCGCCGAGGTGTATTCCCTGGCGACGACCCGCGATCAGGCGAGGATTGTCTTTGGCGACGCGCAGACTATGGCCAGGCGCAGTCCTGGATTTCGGCGTCGCTTTTCAGTTGAGGTGGGTGCGCACAACATGCATGTGCTCGCATCGGGCTCAAAGTTTGAGGCGCTCTCGGCCGAGGGTTCGACCCTCGACGGCTTAAACATCCACTTCGGTTGCGTAGACGAGTTGCATGCGCATAAGACCCGCACCGTGTACGACGTGGTCGAGACTGGGACTGGCAAGCGTGACAACTCGCTGCTCTGGGTAATCACCACGGCAGGCAGCAACCGCGCTGGCATTTGCTACGAGGTCCGAACCTTCGTAACAAAATTGCTGGACGGCGTGTTCGAGGATGACTCCCAGTTCGGGATCATTTATGGCTTGGACGACGGCGATGACTGGACCGCCGAGAGTGCGCTGATAAAGGCGAACCCTAATTGGGACATTTCGGTAAAGCCGGAAGTGCTGCTGCCATTACAGGCCAAGGCAATGCAGCTGCCCAGTGCGGTCAATAACTTCAAGACCAAGCACTTAAACGAGTGGGTCAATGCAGACACCGCCTGGATGGACATGCGGGCTTGGGATGCTTGCGCCGACTCAACACTCGACATCGAGGCCTTCATCGGCCAGCCCTGCTGGATCGGACTGGATCTGGCCAGCAAGACAGACATCGCCGCATTGGTACTGGTCTTTCCGCACCCGGAGATCGCAGACGCTTACGCCGTCTTTGGCAAGTACTACCTGCCTGAGGACACGGTCAGCTCCGCAGGAAACAGTCAGTACGAAGGCTGGATGCGCACCGGTCGACTGACCGTGACGCCAGGCAATGTGATCGATTTCGGCTGGATCGAGGCAGACCTCCTGGAGATGGCCTCACGATTTGAGGTGCAGGCGGTGGCCTTCGATCCCTTTCAGGCGACTCAACTGTCAACCCGGATGCTGTCCGAGGGGCTGCCAATGATCGAAGTGCGTCCGACGGTGCTGAATTTCAGCGAGCCAATGAAGACACTCGAAGCCCTGGTGCTGCAGAAGAAGCTCGCCCATGACAGCGACCCGGTGCTCACCTGGATGGCCAGCAACGTGGTGGCGCACCTGGACGTCAAAGACAACATTTACCCACGCAAGGAGCGAGCAGAGAACAAGATCGACGGCATCGTGGCACTGATCATGGCGTTC